CTATCAGGTAGTGCTCGAATTGCTGCACGTATATCTGCAGCTCACGGCCTTTCCTGTTAACGTTTGCATAGGTTTTGATGTAGTCTATAAAATAACTCATAATTTACTCCTTTCTTTATCTGTCATTTTCTGAAATATATCATCAATCAATCCTTTAATCTCACAGACATAGCTTTCCATGTTCCATCCTTCCAACCGGCACACCAGTAAGTCAAACTCTATTTCCTGGAGCAACTTTACTTTGAAGCTCTCGCGGGCAAAGGCGTTTACCCTTTGACGTACCTCCCGGCTGATCATCGGGTCCTCTTTGGGCTTTTTGCCCTTGGGGACGGATTCTCTTGCGGGAGGGTGGTTAGCTGCCATACTGTCGACGGGAACACCCGGAACTTTTACAAGGATTCTTATTCCCCCGTTCAAGATGCTCTTTCCGTTTGTATAGAAGTCGTATCCGGTCAAAGGAGAACCGGTATGCTTGTCAATGGAGAAACCTTCAGGAGGTTCATCGTAAAGCACCCAGCCCATGTACTTATTCATATTCTATTTGGTTTTAAATCAATCGCCTTCCATCCCGTTCACGAATTTCCGGTACTCCAGTTCCGTTTTGGCAAGGTTTATCAGCGTGTTCACACCCTGGAATACCTGCTTTGCCTGGCTGACATGCTCCGGAGAGGATTTGACATTCTCAATCTGCTGGAGTACCGTATCACGGAGCTTTTGGATGATACCGGGGTTCACCGTTGATACTGCATCCAGCCGTTTGTTGGCAAGTACGATGACCTGTGTAGTTACGGGTTTGAACTGTTCCAATTTAGCCGGAAGATTGATGTAATTGAAGACAAGCGTCTTGCCGTTGTTCAGGTAGATTTCCACCTCATCGCCGTCATCACCGGTTCCCTCGCAGTAACCCAGTACGACGACCTCTTCATTCCTGTACAGGTATGGCTTGTTCACCATTCCCTGCAGACGTTCGAGTGTATTCATAATTGATTGTTTATTGGTTGGTTATTGATTGTTCGATTCTTTGATAGCCCTTGAAAGGCGCCCCTTCAGATATACGAGTTCCTTTACCTCTTCGGGCAGGTTGTGCAGGCTATTACGCTGCATGAGCTCGGCATTGCTGATACATTCCAGGTTCTCAAGTGTGCAGTTCAGCGTATTGCCGTCGCGGAAAACGATATTGTAGCCTTTCGGAACCGGGCCATGCGCCTGTTGCCATAACAGCACATGCTTTGGTATCCATTTCCCCAAAGAGATACGCACATAAACATACCGGTGTCCGTTTTTGTCTTTACGGATACTCTCGGCACCGTCATAAAGCGTATTGTCGGGCATGTGCCCTTTTTTAAACATGGTGGCCGAAACTTTGGCATATACCCCGGCATTCATTTTCCTGCCTTTGTTGGCCGGCACGTGCCCCTTTGGAAAACGGTGTGCCGTTCCACTGTCGGCAAGCTGCCTTGACATCTCACTCCGCAGTTTTTTCAAATACTCCGGAGACTTCTTGAGTCCCAGACGGTCGGCAAGGTTGTAAACGGAAGCGGCCGATATTCCAAAGAGACGGGCTATTTCTTTTGTTGAGCAGTGAGGGTACAACCGGGTAATTTCAGTTTTCTCGGCCTCTGTGTAGATATGCTTTTTCATGATTGCTATGGTTTTGAAAGTTATTTTACCGTATACAGCCTGCAGCCTGTCTTCTCCTTTACCCTTAAAAGGAAACTGGCGGCTTCATCGCTGTCGACCACCAGCCTGATGGCGGTAAGGCCCTCTGTCTTGGGCTTTTGCAGAAGAAGTGGGCAGGGCTGGCCGTAGTAGTTCCAGTAGAAGATGAATTCGCCCAGATGGAAGTTGTCTATTTGGACGATATATTTTATCGGGATGCGCGGTGTCATATCTCCTGCTTTTTGCTGAAACAGGCTTTCACCTCTCCGTCCGGAACCCATTCCACTGTAACGATACCTTTTACATGTCCGGTTCCTCCACATTTCGGACAGGGTATCTTTACCCGTTCATGGATAATTTCAGGATTCCAGAACCAGCCGTTACCGTGACAGTAACCACAGGCATACCCTGTATAGTAGCCTATGGTTTCTTTACCGGTACCGAAGTCCGGGGAACTGAGCACCAATATGTCTTTCTTCTCACTCATGCTTCGATATAATAGGTTTGGACAATCATGTGGTTACGGAAGATATGTATCACTGTCCTGTCTTCATCCTGCCGTAGTTCGGTTTCCACAAAGCTGCGGCGGATGTCGCCTTTTCCCATTAACGAACGGATTTCAGCGTCGATGAATGATTTCAGGTTACGGAAATCCTGCTCATTTCCCTTCAGTCCGGTGGCATCCAGCTGGCTGACGGCCAGCTGGAGCTTGAGAAGCCAAAGCGGCTTGTCATTGGGAATACTTGATTTGTAAGTTATCTTTGCCATTATTTTTCCGTTTTGAGGATTATTTTTGTTTTGTTACTTCATATCCCTTCCCTCTGAGATACATTGCTACATATTCATTGTTCCCGACATCTTCAAGGACATCAAAAAGGTAGGCACTTATATACTTCGCTATTGCATTCGCATTTGCGTAATCAATGTTTTGCGAAATAAACTTCGCTTTTTCTGTTCTTCCTAAACTTCTGAAGTCTTCTTCAATTTTACTCATTTCTTATTAGATTTGTTTTACTTTAAAATATCAATAGCTTGCTTCAATATGACATCAGCCATTTTTTCATCACCTATTTCTGTTTTACAAATTATTCTAAGTTGCGTTGCTAAATATCTTGTAGCTTGTGCCAACTGTTGAACATCTTTAGGGACTTCCATATCATTTTCAATCGCAGACCGTCCCAATATTTCTGCTATCCTAAATTCAATTTCACTCATATTTGATTTGTTTTGAATTACTGTTTAAACTCCGGTAAAACACCGAGGTATAAGTACTTATTATCATTGGTTCTGTACACTGTTATGTAAAATAATACACCATCTTCACTTCTAATTGCATCACACCCTTGAATAAAGTCTTTTGAGCAATATGCAGGACAAGTGATATCTCTTATATAGTTATATAACCTTTCATCAATATAGTCACCCGGAGATAAAAACTCATCCAAGTCTTTATCTTGCTTAGCCCATCGTTTAAATGTCTTTTTCATTTCAGTTCTGTTTTCCAGCCATTCAACCGGTAGACCTCACGCCGGGCTTCCTCTTTCGTGAGGAACTGCCCGACTTTGGTCCCGGTGGAACCGGTGGCGTCACGTCGGATACGGTACACCACCCAGTTCCTGCCATGCGGCCGGTATTCGTAATATTCTTCAGGCAGATTGCTGCGCATCATTCTCTTTCTTGGGTTCCACATAGAAAGTCTCTTCCTGTACAACCTGTACGCCGATCTTCGGGAAAAACTCGGCTACTTCCGGGTTGTCCCGGTCAGCCAAAAGTTTGTCTTTTGCCAGCTCGTCCGTTGTACGGATATATTGCGGCAACAATTCCTTGCAGATATTGGTTAC